CTCTCGGCTCATGAATTCTGCCGTGCTCAGCAAGGCATCCTTGCCTTTTGACACGGCAGTCGCCTTGCCTACCGGCGGCTGGGACGAGTCGTGGCACCAGAGGACGACGGGGGAACGCAGATACGCGTCATATTCCCATCCATTGACCGCTATCGAGTCCTTCATCCGGTCCACGGCCGCAGTTGAGATGATGAAGTCGATCGTCCTCGCGGCGAGATCGAATCCTTTCATTTCCACTGAAAACGCCTTGCGAAGAGCGAGTCCTTCGGTCGCGCCGTCCTTGGCCGCGATAACGAACGCTTCGCGCTCTACAAGCTTGATCTGCTCTGGCATTCAATGCTCTCCGGAATAGGTGCTACGGCGCCACGAGCGCGGCCAGCGGCCCGACGTTTGTATTGTCGCCGAGGCCGTGAACAACAGTATGGAAACGCTCGGTGCCGAGGACGGCGATCTGGTCCTGGTCGAGATATCGATCGGAAGACCGGGCCAACGTCAGGCCGCGGCGCTGGCCCATGGCACCGCCCATGTACATATCGCCGAAGGCCAGCATGACTTTGCCGGACAGCGTCGTGCTGATGAGCGGCAACTTCTGCGTCAAGATGACCGGGAAGCCCTGAAAGTATGGCGTGACAACTCCGTCAAGCTCAGCCATCGGCAGATAGCCAGAGCCAGCGATGCGGCAGAGAGTCTGCGCAAGGGCCGTCTGCGAGCAATACCAGGCCGCGTTCGGAATCGCGGCGGCGGTAACGGCCGCCATCAGCAAGCCCAAATCGTTTGCATCCAGGGTCAAAAAGGTATTGTGCCCGGCTGCCGCAGTGACCTTCGCCTTGGCGTGAGCGCCATCAAGCACGATCGACCCGATGCCGCGCATCTTGCCGTAGGCCGAGGTGCCATCGCCATTGAACGCGCAATCGTCTTCCTGGGCGGCGAATGCGAAGCCAATCTCATTGGCGACGAAGTCGACCATGTCGACGATGGCGTCCTCTTCCAGTTCGCTCGAAATCCGGATAAGCGAGCCGATCTTCTTGGCGGTAAGGTTAATGTTGTCGACCGCCGCGCCCGTTTCTGGGGATCCGGATCCCTCTCCAATAAAGAAGGCTCCGGCGCCGCCGGTTCGACGTGGCACAGACGTTGAATCCGACGCCATCGGCACGGGCCGCGCGCGCCGGCGGAACGCGCCATAGCTATCGCGAATGTCCAGGATTGCATTGGCCAGATCGGTCGGCACAATGAAGCCGCCGCTCGATCCCACCGTCTCGCCAGCCGCCTTCGTGACAGCGACGTTATTTGCTTTGCACCAGAGCGCAGCTTTCTCGTTCTGATAGATCGCGGCAAGCAGCCACTGACCGGCGCGGTGATATCGCGCTTCGGTCTCTGGGCCGCGACCGGGAAATGCGCGATGCCTCATTCGGAATCTCCAACTTCTGGTTCGGGCGGCAGGCCGGTGTTCTGGACGAACGCGCTCTGCTCAGTCACGATGTACGGCGCAATCGCCGATTTCTGCGGAGCGCTCGGCGTGCTCGGCGAGTCCGAAATGGTGCCGTCGGCTGGCCGCCCCGCGCCGTCCGGCGCCGTTCCGCTCATGTCTGAGCCGGCGGGCGCAAGATTGACTGGCGTCAACAGCACATCGCCGCCTTTAAGCGGAGGATCGCCATTCTCGGCGCGACATTCGTTCTGCGTCGAGATGCCAGACATGATCTTCAGGCGCTGGTTATTGATGCGCGTTGCTTCTGCGGCCCTAAGCAGGCGGCGCTCGTCAAAATCAGCGACAAGGCCCTCTTCGCCGAGATTGAATTTTTGCGCGAACTTCTGTTCCCATGCGTCGAGGTCCGGCATGATTGTGGTGTTGACGTATGCCTGATCTGCGTCGTCGAACTTGATCCGCGCCATCTCGCCTTTGACGCCAAGCTTGTAGAGCGGCATATCGAACCAGCGCGCAACGTCGCCTATTGAAAACTCGCGCTGCGCGATAAACTCAAGATCCACCGAACTCAGTTGCATCGCCTGCCACTTCAATCCCTCTTCGAGGATTGCGGTGCGGCCGGCATTTTGAATGCCTGAGCGTAGTTGCTCCCATTGCGTGCGCAGTCTCGTTGCCGCCTCAACTGACAAAAGTTTGTCCGTTTGAAGCACGCCGCTTGGACGCGCGCCGTTCGCCATGAACCTGGCGGCTTGCTGCTCGAGACCGAGCGCAACACCGAACGAGTCTCTCGCAATCGCGATGCGCGAGAGGCCCACCAGCATATTGAAGCCGAGATCCCGGAGATGAAAAATATCATCCTCGGGAATCATCAGCGGTTCGCCCGCCAATATTGCCGCCAAAAAGATGCTGGGGCGCGAAACGTTGTAGAATAGATACCCGCCCGGCGCCTCGTAGAGCGTTACGTTGTTCGGATTAATCGGAATCAGGGCGGTTGGTCGGCCCTTGAAGTCTCGCAAGATGACAGCGTAGGCATTCCCGCGAAGCAGAAATGCGGCGTGCATCTGACGGCACCATTCCGTCCACGTCTGCCATTTGTTCGGATTCAGAAAAAGCTTTGCGACCGGGTGATCTACAATCGGCTTATCGGCCCGCGCGCTGTCCGCCCTCATCAGGCGAGGTTGGCAGCGCGCCACGTCCTTTGAGCGGATCGATGTACAAGCATAAACAGTCGAAACACTTACGGCGGTGGACTGTGTGATACGCAAACCAGTTGCGGAACCGCCGCCGCCAAGATTTGACCACAACGCATTGGCGTCAGCCGGATTATAGTCTTTTTCGACCGCACCGCCAAAAATGCGGCGGCCCCAGTCGATCAAGCCCATCGTGAATTCCTTTAGACCATCAGCAGCGGTCGAGTTTCATAGGCCGAGGTCACTAAGCCGCCGTCGTAAGAGAGCGCAGCGCCGACAGCCATTGCGAGCGCTACGGCCGCGTCAATTTTGTTGACGGCTCTTTCTTTCGAAAGCCAGTAGTTTTCCCATCGGTCTTTTTCGGTAACGGCACTCATGATCGCAGATATGAGGACCGGATTTCGCCTGAGGCGGATCCTCCCCTCAAGCAACAACTCTTCTAAATTGCGAACACTGCCTGGCATCCACAGGCCTTCCGGCTCGCGGTCTGCGTTTATGGCTGAAGCCTTCATGGCCTCGTTCGGCTTGCCTTTGCGCGTACCGCCTTGCGGATGTTCGACGTACTCAATCGACAGGCCAAGTTCGATACACTCAGGTTCTAAGCCGCGGCTAAACGCAAACCGGTCATATGCGAGGCACTGAATTTCAAACGTATGATCGGCTTCGGCTACGGCCTGCGCGACCTGTCTATAACTGATAGATTTGCCAGGAGGCGCATTGAGAAAATGCTGATCGGCCCAAACTCGGTAAGGCTGCTTGTCCCGCACACCGCGCGCATCGAGCGTGTCGCCGGGAGTCCACGCCTCAATCCATGCATCAAAGGTTGGCTTGCCTTTGTGTTTTCCATCCAACACGTAGCCCGTTTTAACAACGAAGCCGAGAGCGGTAATGTCCTTGTTCTGCGAAAGATCGCACCCCATCCAAAGCGGGGCGCCGCGATGGTCGATCGGATCGAACTCGGCGATGCATGGCTCGAGTATTGAGCGCGACATCCACGACGATTCGGCGTCGGTCCAGATGCAAAAATGCAGCCGCAGGATGCCGTTTAATTTTGGCGGCTGATCCCTCGCCTGCTTTACGACGCCGGCGATATAGTCCTCGGTGATTGTCACACCGAGTAGCGGGTTTGCTTTCTTCCAGCACGTCGGATCGTTTAGTGGATCATCGCCCACATCGAGCGCACAAACGTAACTGAATGTTGAATCATCGACTATCTCGCCGAGATAGAACGCGTCGTCATTTTTTGCTTCCCGATTGCCGGACGCAACCTTGATCGCGTGCTCATGTTCGGTCCAGCAAGCGGAGTTGCGGTCACTGCCGCTGTTCGTGATCATCAGCAACAGAGGCTGCCGCCGAAACTTAAATCCACGCTCCAGAATTTCGATGATCCCGCCGTCGGGATGCTCGTGCAACTCGTCGACAAGGGCGAAGTGCGGACGCGGGCCAGACCCGGTCTTTTTTGTTTCGCGTGATACCGGGCGAAAGAATGACGACTTTCGAAGGTACGCGATGTTGAACTCGCGGCCAGGGCCTCCGCTCATAGTGAGGCGGCTAGCCAGCGCGGGTGATTGGTTGACCATCTTGACGGCATCACGAAACAGGATGCCTGCCTGCTCCTTGGTCGCGCCTGCTGAATAAATTTCAGCGCCAGCCTCATTGTCGGCCGTGAGTCCGATTAGGCCGATGCCACCAGCCAAGGGTGACTTACCGTTACCCTTGCCTTGTTCGATGTATGCGCGCCTGAAGCGGCGAGTCCCATCCAGTTTTTTCCACCCGAAGATGGATCCTATGATGAAGTCCTGCGGTGGTGCCGACTTGAAGGGCTGGTTTTCAAACTGCCCTTCGCTGAGTTTCAGCTTCTCTTCGAAGAACCGAATCTTCTTGGCCGCCTCGTCCTTATCGAACTTAATATCTTTGCGCTTCAGGTCGTCGATGTGCCGACGGCATGCGTTGCGCAC